AGATTCTGCGGCTTTGTCAAATGCAACACTTAATGTTGCGGCTGTGGCAGCCGCCGCGGCTATACCTGCACCTACTTTTAATAAACCTACACCTGTTACACCTTGTAAAAATATTGCGGCGTTGGCGGCAGCCATTTGTGCTATTTTAAATGCATTTACGGCTTTTGTTACAACATATATTGACGTTGCTACTTCTAATAAGCCAGGTCCAAAATTTTCAACTAATATATTATTGACACTTTTTACTACACCAAATATACTGCTGAACACATCTAATATTACAGCACCTGCTCTGGCAACACCTATTATGGCATTTAAGGCACCTTCACCAAATGCTTTGGCAAATTTGTCTATTTCTTCTTTGTTGTTTCTTACAATGGTGACTAAATTGTTTAAAAATACAGTTAGTTCTGGTTTAATACTGTCACCAATTGCTTTTTGGAACTGTGTAAAGGCGTCGCCTGCCTGAGATACAGCACCTGTTAAGGATGTATTTAATTTACTAGATACACCTTCAATTTGATCACCAAATTCATTAAATTTTTGTATGGTTTCTTCAACACTATAACTTACACCTGCTTGGAATCCGGCTGCCGCTAAAACACCCTTTTCTCTGAATACATCTGCTGCCGCGGCACCGGCACTGAATGCTCTTTGTAAGGAACTTGCGGCCTGTTCAAAAGGAATACCAAAGTTAGCGGCAATATCTGCGGCTAATTGTATGTTTGTTTGAAATTCTTCTAAATTTTTACTAACTGTGAGTAATACTGGTGAAGCACCTGCTAATTCTCTGAACGAGAATGGTAATTCCTGTGCTTTTTGTGTAATAACATCTAATGCTCTGGCGCCTTTTTCAGCACTACCAGTTAAGTTACCCAGTGTTATTTCAATTTGTTCAAATTCTGCTGAAATAGTTAAAGCAGATTTTAAATTTTGAAAAGATATTACTATTCCACCAACAGCGGCACCAACAAGTGCGGCAATGCTAACAAATTTTAATGAACGAGCTGTCATTCCTTTTTGTGACATTGATGCATCATCTACTGCTTTTGTTAAATCATAATAACTTTGTCTAAAGTCCTCATTATTATTTTTAAGTAATCTAGTTACATTATATAATTCACTACTGCTTTTTTCTGTACCTTTAATTGAGTCGAAATAATTACTTAAACGAGTTATATTAGTGGAAATTCCATCACCAAATGATTTTTGTAGTCTTAAATTTGTTTTTAAGTTATTACCTGAAAGTGCTGCCGCTGAACCAAATGCCGCTACTGCTGTTGCTAGACCTCCAAAGCCGCCTTGTCCACCACCACTTAATTGTGTGTTTGAACTACGGGTTTGTTTTACATTTCTTTGGAATTTGTCTAATTCTCTGTTAGCACGTTTAATTCCACGTGTAAAATCTCTGTCATTTAACTTTAATACTACTTCAATACTTTTAGCCATTATCTGTTCAACCTATCTATTTTTTTATCAAAGATCTTTTTCATCTCTTTGATTGTGGGTTTAGTCATACCTTCAGGTGCTTGTGGACTTTTTCCGTCATCAAGTTCACCCGCATAAGGGTAACGGCTTTCTATTTTAGTACCTCTGAGATATGTCTTTCTTCTGGCATTGCCTTTGTTAATAGGAGTAATATCCTTATAAAATTTGTATGCTTCTTTGACTACTTCTCTGGGTAAATCCTCTAGATCATCTAGAAGTCTTTTTACCTGTTTAGTATTTGTAGTTATTGAAAAAATCATTTGTTACTCTTACCCTTTACCCTATCCATTAAATTCTGTAATTCTTGCTGATCATACATACTTTGATCAACTTTTTTGTTGGCTTTGTCATGCTGATACTTCTCCCAAGTAACTGCTACGTCAAACACCATCAAATCAAAAGAATCAGCCTTGTTTAACAACACACTGGGTAAAGTACCATATCTTTTGCCCATTGCATCTAACATCAATAAAGTGTTAGTTGCCTGGCTTTTTTCATCTATCTGATGGCTTGTTACTTTCCCAGATGTTCGCCAATTAACTTAATTGATTCTGTCAATACATCTATTGGCAAAACCAAATCATCAGACATTACTAATTCACCTTCTTCATTGCGTATAATATCTTTTAAAATATTAATATAAGCACCCATGTTATCCTCTTTAACATCTGCTAATTTTGTGAAAATATCTAAGGGTTGTCTATCGTAAATAAAAAATTCTAATTCATCACCGTATTTTTCAACTAGTGCTTCATTAGTAATTGTGATTTTTTGTAATTGTGGTTTTTTTGCTAATTCTGATAATTTCATATCTTACTCCTGTAAATCTTTATCCAATCTGTCTTTTAAATTGTGTACGGCACTTAAACAAAATGCCAATCTGTTTGATGCTTTTTCAACATCCTTATAAGCACATCTTACTTCATTCTGTGCTTTCGCTATCTCCATCTCCATGCTCTTCAACACTTTCTGGGGACTGTGCTTGTTCCATATCTCCATAACTCTTTTCCTCTATATCTGTATTTATCTGTTTTTGTTTTTTTGGTTTACCCGGTAATTCAATACCGTGTGCTTTTGCGTATTTGTAAACATCATGTGTTTCTCCATTTACGCGAATAGTGTGATCCTCTGAACCATGCCAGTTGCCTTCACTATCAAATAATCTTAACCAATTGTGTTTCATTGTTTCTCCAAAAATAACACCCCCACACTGTGAGGGTGTTAAATCTTATTTATTAAACGGTATCTTTTTCAAGATCTCCATTCACAGTAATTTCCATTGGTGAAATCCAGACCGCTTGGTCAATGGATGCACTAGGTGCCAATCCGCCAATAAAGCCTTTACCTTTAATAAAGTAATCAGCACTATCTGACCCTTCAAAAGCAACACTAAAGAATATTTCAGTCTTGTTATTTGAAGTTGTCCAAAGGCCATTTGTTGCAACACTATTATTTGTTACACCAGCATTACCAAAGAACACATCGTCGTCTAGCAACATGTTTAGAGATACTGAGTTCTCTACCACTGTTGTAAACGCACTTGAGGCTGTGCTATCCAATGTTGAATATCTCACAGTCCCCGGGCTTGTGTTTAACGTTAGGTCTTGTACTAGGGGGATTGCTAAACCGCCGACCGCTCCTGGCTCTGCCAAAGGTGCTGTGTTACCTAATGTGAGGATTGCTTGATTACCGCTTGTTACATTAATTACTCCTGCCATTTGTTTCTCCTATACAGTTGTAAAATTATACTCGAAAGTATATGTTATTACATCCTCTGCGATTGCTGTCTCATAATCACTGGTACTATCAATAGTTCCAGAAATTACATTACGAGCCACTAGCAGATTAGCAACAACGGTGTTAATATCACTTAATTGATTTTTTGCATCTACACTTAAATAAGCATTAATAGTTGTAGTTGTTTCATTTACCACACCCTGATCCAGAGTGCTGTAAAGTTCTTCAACTGCTATTTCCTGCTCATCCACATAGACTGTTTTTAAGTTCTTGTTGTAAAGCGGAATGCCACCCGAATCGAATGGCAATTCCTGACTTACTGTAAAATCAGTATGTGCCGCTAAATTAGTTGTAATCTGTGTTATTAAATCACTTCTCTTACTCATTATCTAACCTGTACTATACTTCTTCTACTTCTTGTTCTACGTGTTCTGGCGTATGTTATTGCTTTCTCATCTGCATCCACAGTGCCTGAAGCATCATAATCATACCAGTCTGCAATCGCTATTAATTCATTGAATAAATCATTGAACTTAGCGTCATAGTATGTTATTTTTGATACTTCTTCACTTTCTGGATTACCGAAGTCTGCAATCAACGGAAGAATATATTGAGCAAAAGCATAATAAACACACAAATCTGTAAATTGTTGTCTTCTGTTTAATTTGTTACCCGGATCTATAAGATTTGGGTTAACATTTGGAAGAGCATTCAAATTAGTGATTGGGTTGCCCACATACGAATTGTATGATTGCCACCATGTGCTTGCCTTTAACTTTAATAATATTCTATCGGTGCTTTTTTCACAAATATCTTCTAAAAAATCTGTTACATCAGCAAAGCCTGACTCAGCAGGTATTTTAATGATGTTGCTTTCTAAAAGTCTTTGGTCTTTTTGCAAAATATCAGTATATTCTGCAAATGAAATTACATTACCACCACCGTCTGTTATAAATGCCATTAATCAATCCTCAGTTATTAGGCGTTTGTAGGTAGATTATTACTTCTATAAAGAGTTACACCAGCAATCATGGCAATTGTTGCGTCTCTTAACGCATTATTACCTAGATCGGAAAGTGAACTAATTGTAGAACCACCTACTTGAGCCAATTGTTGGTTGATAGCAAATTCATATGCTGGGTCAATAAGACCAACATACATGCCGTCTAATCCTACAGGTGCGTTTGCGCCTCTAAGGTTAGCAACTGATTTTGCTAATGCTTCAACGTTTGCATCGCCAGAACCGATTGTTGCATTACAAGAAATCTTTCTACCGAATGTATTTCTTAATGAAACAAAACCGTTTCTAACTGTTGCTCTGAACTCATGTCTGTCTCTATCTGGGTTAAACCACATTTTAACGACTGGTTCTCTTTTTGCCGCGTAAGCCATTGCTTCTGGTGAAATCACAAAATTACATCTGTGTGTTGCGGCGGCTACGCCTGCACCATCATCATTTGTGTAAGCCGCTTTTGCGACGCCTAATCCT